TAATGGTACAGATACTACTGGTCTAGAACGTGGTAAAGTATACATATACGAATTTAATGCGACAACCAACACATGGTCAAAGACGTTTGAAAAAACTGCAAATCAGGCAAATACTGATTGCAACGGAAACACGGGCAATAACACGTGTATTTATAAACCACAAGTTCAACAAAAACCATCTGGCACAACTTCCGGCCAGGCCTTCTATAGAGTAACTGACTCGAGTCCCCAATTCGGATACTACGTTGATATATCCGGTTACGGTGAATACATTGCTATAGGTGTACCCGGTACGGGTGTAGCGAGATTAAGAGCGCAAAATATGGATGGATACTCAGGGAACATTGACGTTATACGAAGTGGGGGTAGTAGTGATTATATCGAAGATATAGCAATGTTAGGGTGTATCATATGTTATAAAACAAGTAACACAACCAAAAGTTGGGCATCGAATACAAGTTTACACGGTAACCCTGTCCTAGGACAAACCGAAATGTCCTTAGATTCTGTACCACAAAGCTGGGAACCCCAAAAATCATTTGATTTTACAGCTTTAGGAACAACGTGTAAAATATCACTCGACGGTACCCGTCTTATTGGTGGTTCTCCAAGATATAGTTACCCAGGTATGCAACAATCCCCACATTTTGGTCGTTTAGATGCATGGAATTATAGTACGACCGATTCAGAGTGGGTATTAGGTAAAGGACGTGTTGTAGGTCATGAAACCGGTAATAGATTGGGTATGAAGATTGCAATCGATTATACTGGCCAACGTGTAGCAGCGTTATTAATGAAGGAACCAGATGCATATGATGATTTTCCCGATCCATATACTAATTTGACCAGGCTTATGGTTTACGATTGGAATGGTAATGGGTTTTATGAAGTAATACCAGAAATACAAACAAACTTGGGTTCTCATGGACATAATGTTTACGCTTCAATTGCAATATCTAAAGGTGATGTTATAGCCGCTTACAGTCATAGTAATCAGAAATCGAATTTTTATTTTTATAAATTGACGGGTGGGTATGATGGTAATTCACTCGTTGGTGGCTACTGCGCAGCTGATGCTTTTCTTGTTGGTCCAAACGATGGTTCAACAGAAAATACGTTTAAGAAACAAATAAGGTTTGGTGGTACTTTCTTCGATAACACTTACGAAAACACAACGATTGAAAATAGAATTTATCATTTTGACAGTACAGTCGGTCAAATTAATCATCAAGGGTATTCAGAACTCCTTCTTTCTAAAAAAACGACTGGAGCTGCACCTGATATGATTCGTTTCAAAGCAAATGAGTTACGTATAGACAATTATGTTAGTATTCATCAGGATTCAAATAATACGTTTTTCTCTGGAGGGCCAGACGGTGAATACGATCACAATGGCGCATTAGTAATGAATGTAGCTGGAAATTTTAAAATAAATCCTGAGTATGATATCACTCGACGTATTGGATCAACAACCAACGTCGAAACGAAGGCCGATACACAAGCTGAAGTAAAAGCGGCATTAGACGTAGAAGGTGATATATTTGGAAGACGACGTATTAATGCGGGGTACTTAACAGGGCAACGAATTTTAGGTCGTAAATGGCCATGGCAACTTTTATACGATACGAGGTCTGGACGCGTTAAACAAAATGAAGAATTAATATCGAATACGTTCTGTGAATTTAATACCGCAGCTGCGTATAGACACGGGCGTATAAATAGTAAGGGGACGAAAAGTGGTACTATGGTATCACACTATGAAACTCAAGGTGCACTTAAATTTTCTAACACATCTGATTATATACATAATACCGATGATCCAGTAAGAGGTACAGGTGGAAATGGTTTATCTGGTTCACTTTGGATTAAACTTGTAAACGATCACTCTACGTACCCGGATACGAATGCTGGTGGACGTACACTAGTAAGTTACGGTACTCCGCATGCGACAAACCACACCGGAATGAGATTTCAGATAGTAGGAGGAACACATCCTAACGTAAGGTTTATGATGGGAAACGGTGCAGTATTTCCTACGAATGGGTATACTTTTACAAAAGATAAATGGTACCATTTATACTATGCACTTAAACCTAATCCGGGTCAAGGTCAAGGTACAGTTCTAAATAATACAGATTTGTGGATTAATGGTGTTGCTATACCCGCTTGGTCTTCTTATTCACTTTCAACAGCTAATTATAGTGGGAATCATTATATTGGTTCACCTTTAGGTGATACTGCGACTAATATATACATAGGAATGGTTACAAGTTTCAATTCACATATCAATCATAATTTTCATGGCGGAGTCGCATATGTTGGCAAATTTCCTAATGCAACTGAAATGTATAATTGGGGATCACCACAAGAAAAATTAGCGGTTGGTGGGGATGCGTTTATAGAAAATAGATTAAGTATAGGTACTAGTAGTCATAGTCCAAACTACACGTTAGACATTGATGGTGATATTAACATATCATCTGGTAGTAGTTTCAGAATTAATGGAGTCGCACAATCGTTTGGTGGTGGTACCGGTTCGAGTAATTGGACATTGTCGAGTTCGGACATTTATAATAATAATTCGGGTAAGGTTGGTATAGGGACATCATCACCGGGTTACGCGTTAGACGTTAATGGGGATATTAACATGTCGACTGGTAGTAGTTTCAGAATTAATGGTGTCGCACAAACGTTTGGGGGTGGTGGAAGTGGAGGTTCCAGTGTTTGGTCAACGTCGGGATCGGACGTTTATAGAAGCGGGGGTAAGGTTGGTATAGGAACATCATCACCATCTGCACCTCTTCACGTAACTGCCAGTGGTGGATCAAACCCTGGCACCAACGGTTTATATGTATATAATTCAAGTAATTTTAGTGGTCAAGACGCGATTGTAACGTGTAGAGTAGCTGGTAGTAGTGCCGGAGATGCCTATATAGCATTCGACGTTAATGGTGAGGCCGGATGGTCTTGGGGTATGGATAATGATGATAATAACAAAATGAAATTAGCTACAAACTGGGATTCTCTCTCAAATAACACAAAAATGACGATCGATACGACTGGTAAGGTTGGTATAGGAACAACATCACCATCTGGACCACTCCATATTTACGAAGCGACGGGGTCAAGTCGTTCGGCAACTTCTGGTACACTCGTATTAGACCACGGTAATTCGGGTGGTTCGTCGTGTATTATTTTTCCAAGTAGAGTGAATAATAATTCGGATTATGGATACATACAATACGAAGATTCGACAAGTTCCGGGGACGAAAAAAGTCAACTCATAATCGGAACCGAAAATGACGGCTCTGGCACAAACGAAGATAACGTCATATTAGCACCATCCGGTAAAGTTGGTATAGGTACGAATACACCATCGTATTTATTAGACGTTAATGGGGATATTAACATGTCAGCTGGTAGTAGTTTCAGAATTAATGGAGTCGCACAATCGTTTGGTGGTGGTGGAGGTAGCGGATCATCGTTATCAGGAACAAATACGTTCGAATGGGGGGCGGGTGTATCCGGAAAAGAACAAAATGCGGGTAAAATTGGGTACAGTACGTGGAGTACGGGTACTAACGACGCGCTCGATATTGTAGGTGCGGGAACGACTGGTTCAAATAGATCTGTTCGAATATGGGATAGACTTGGTATTGGAACATCGTCACCATCTTCACCTCTTCACATTATTGGCGATGCTTTCTTAGATGGTAGTGGGTCATCAGATGTATCTATACATTTCAATAAAGGGTCCGGTACCGTATCTAAAATAACAAGTGGCCCCGGAGGTGACGATCTTAGGTTTTATTCAGATCGATGGATAAAATTCATTGAATCTGATACTATGTCTAATAAATTCGTTATTGATGGTAATAATGGTAAAATAGGTATAAACCATTCTACACCGGATTCTTGTCTCCATATATCGTCGTCGGGTGGACAACTTATCTATCTCGATGGTACAAATTACACATCACAAATACACATGAATAGAGGTAGTGGTAACTGGTACATGGCTACAACTAATACATCTGGATGGAACCAAAATTTAGGTTGGTTTGCTAATACAAGTCAGTCAGGTAACCCCATAAAGCGAATATTTCGATTTGAAAATGATAGTGCGGGTGCGTCTGGAATGCAGTCGGGTACACCATATGGTATTATATCATTTACAGGTCAACACATAAGTCCTGTAATAGACATAACACCTACAAATGTTTCTAATTACGCAGGTTTGATCGTTTCATCTAACCAAAACGATTACTTATCAATTAATACAACTGTACCTTTGAGAGGAGCAAAAAATATAAACGTAAACGAAGCTATACCCGTTGTTAAAATATCAACAAAGGCACAAGATAAGGCGTGTTTTGGTGTTATATCATGGGGTGAAGATCCAAATGAAGAAAGACGAGAACAAAAAGCTGGACACTTAGTGAATGAATGGAATAAGGAAAAAGGCGATAATAGAGTGTATATTAACTCAATAGGTGAAGGTGGTGTATGGGTAGTAAACACGAACGGTAATTTAGAGGCGGGTGATTATATAACAACGTCTAACGTGAGTGGGTACGGTATGAAACAAACGTCCGAGTTTCTCGCAAACTATACGGTCGCAAAAATAACAATGGATTGTAACTTTAACCCGGGACAAGTACCCGTAAAACAAATAAAGAAAGTTAGTGCTACGAACACGTATTACGTGCGATCTACTGATAATGATACGTGTACGGAAACGTCTTACAATACACTCGATGATGAAACAAAAGCACTTTATACAAAAGATATTAGAACAGAAATGGTTAACGTTCTCGATAGTAACGGTGTATTTCAATGGGAAGATACGTCAGAAACAGAGTTGGCGTATAATATACGATATTTAGACGCAAATGGTATAGAAACGACACAAGAAAACGCAGTTCATATAGCGGCATTTGTAGGGTGTACGTACCATTGCGGATAAAGAATTTAAAATAAATAAAAAAAAATCACATTTACCATGCTGGAACAAACAGGATGGTAGA